TTAAAGAATCGACTATTTTTTTTATGTCTTCACGGTAAGTTGCCCATATTATGACCTTGCCTTCAGTTTCTTCTAGACATTCCATCAAAGCTGTGAGTCTGTTATTTTTAAGATGTTTGATCGTGCCATCGTCAGCTTTAAATGTGCCGCAAGTAATTTGATGTAGTCGTAATAGCGTAGTCAGTGCAGACATAGAGCTCATGATTTTGCCGTCGTGTTCTGCAATCGCAGCTTTGCGCATTGTCAAATACATTTTTGTCTGTTCTTCTGACAACTCTACAGTACGTGTTGTAAATACTTTTGGTGGTAAGTCTAAACAATCTTCTTTTAATACACGATAAGAAAACTTTTCTAGTTTGTCTGTCAACTCATCAAGTCTTCTGTATGACGCAACTATCTGCACTGATCGTCCACCAAAATTTCTCTTGACCATATTTGCATAACGTGCACGAAAACTGTAGTAAGATTGATGACCTAAATGATAAGGGTCCAGGAACTCACATTGACTATACAAGTCAAGAGGTGATTTAGTTACAGGGGAGCCAGTTAAAATTCTACGATACGACGCTAGATTCCCTATTGTTAATATATTTTTTGTACGTTTAGCTGTCGGATTCTTGATTGTCGTTGATTCGTCAATTCCTATGAGAGCTTTCCCCAAGAATATGTTAAGGAAACGGTGAGCAAAGTCCAGTCCTTTTGTCGTAGAAAATGCTTCTATGTTCATTATCAATATCTTAAGATCACCTTTGTCATCAAACAATGTGTCTAGTTCAGCTAGTTTTTTCTTTGTTTGCGTTGGTTCCCATAATACTTTTGTATGTTCTATGTGATCGGGTAAGTGCACAGGTATCTCTATGTCATGCCAGTTTTTGTACACACCCTTAGGTGCTACGATTACTGCGCCTTTGATCGCGCCTCTATCATATAACATAGCGATATTATCAACGAGGACCTTGGATTTACCGGTACCCATTTCCATAAATAAAGCGTAGGTTTTTTGAGCCCACGACTTTTCTAATGCCTTGAGTTGATGCTCGTAAGGCTTAGTTTTAAACTTATAATGTTTTATCATATATTCTTTCTTGACATTTATATAATCATACTTATATTCAAAGTCAACGATAAAACGGAGAAAGTTATGGACGAACAAAAAACAGTAAATTCTTTATTAAATATGTTGCAAAAACGTAACAATGATATTTTAAATTTAGAATTAACGATTGCTCAGTTGACGGATAAACTCAACGAAGCTACAAAGAAAGCAGAAAGTGATAATGATGAAACAAAGGAACAAGATATTTGAGCTATACGATCGTAGAAGTTTAGTAGATTTTTTAGATTATAAAGAAGACCAGCCTAACGATCCTTTAGTTTACGTACTACAACATCCACCTAGGAATATGAATATTCTTGGGGCGGCAGAGTTTGGTAACTTAGTAATTTGTTTACCAGAATTATCACAGATGATCTTTAGTTCTACACCTTTCATTTTTAAAATGAAAAAGAACTTAAAAGATTTTACACCTAACGATTACATTTTATGCACAGGTGATCCTGCAGTGATTGGATTGTCTACAGCTATTGTTAGTGACAATACAAATGGACAATTCAATTTATTGAAGTGGGATAAAAGAGAACAAACATATTATCCATTACGGATTGATATATACCAGAAAGGAGAGGTAGAGTGAGCACACTTACACTAGACGATTTAGAAGACGATCAACAAAATTTGATTGAAAGAACAGACATTCAAACACTAGCTGATTCTTGCAAAGAATTACAAGCATTTGAAAATGAAATAGCTGAGCTAGAAGAAAAAATTAAATACAAAAAAGAACAGGCAGACAAGATTTCTTCAGAGGTAATACCTAATTTGCTAGCAGAGCAAGGGTTGTCATCTTTGAAACTCGCTGACGGTAGCGGTGTAGAGGTTAGAAAATCCTACAGTTGCACTGTAAAAAAAGACTCGGTCGAATCAGCGTATACATGGCTTCGTGAGAACGGACTAGGTGATCTTATTAAAAATGAGATTGCCGTACAGTTCGGGAAGGGCGAAGATAACAAGGCGGAGCAGATGCTTTACCTTGCCGCCGAACAAGGTTATGAGCCTACCCAAAAACAAAAGGTAGAACCCATGACTTTGAAGGCGCTTTACCGGGAGCGTATTGAGGCCGGCCTCGATATGCCCTCGGAGTTCTTTCACACTTTTGTGAAGGATCAAACTAAAATTAGCCGGAAATCATGAATAAGGAGAAAAGAACCATGAACCAAGTAGCAGAAAAAAAGAAGACGGACGTAGCTTTAGCGAGCATGTTCGAACAAGATGCTAACACTGCAATAGGAGAAATGGGAGCGGAAGATTTTGCGTTACCATTTTTACGAGTGTTAGGACAACTGTCACCCGAGACAAACAAACGGGATGCCAAGTATGTAGAAGGCGCAGAACCAGGTATGATATTCAATACCGTGACTAAGCAGACATATGATGGTGAGAAAGGTATCAACATAATTCCATGTTATTATAAACGTGAGTATGTTGAGTGGTCGGATAGAGGACAGGGCACAAGTGCTCCTGTTGCAATTCATGCGGCCAACAGTGGTATCATTAAGCAAGCTAAGCGTGATGCAAGTTATAAAGATAGACTAGACAATGGTAACTATCTTGAAAACACAGCGTCATACTTCGTATTGACTGAAGATATGCAAACAGCATTGATTTCTATGAAGTCAACGCAACTTAAAGTGAGTCGTAATTGGAATGCAATGATGGCTAGTATCAAACTAAAAGGTAAAAATGGTTTGTTTACACCAGCGGCTTACAGTCACGTGTATAACCTTAAAACAGTAGAGCAATCAAATGACAAGGGGACTTGGTTTGGTTGGAGTGTTGAAAAGGTTGGACCTGTACAAGACAAAGCAATGTACGAGTCCGCAAAAAGTTTTGCTGATAGTGTTTCTACGGGAGACGTGAAGGCAAAGCATGGTAATGACAGTACGGAATCAAAAGAAGACGTACCGTTTTAACCATGGTGTAGCCCCTAGTTGACTCCCCCGTACTGGGGGCTACAAGAAAGGATTATATATGATTGATGAGGAAAAGACATGTGTTAAATGTGGTGCTACATTTAAAATACATCATCCATCACAAAGACGAAAACAATATTGTTCAGCACCATGTAGTAATGGCTATTACAATAAAACAAATGAGAAAGTTAGAAAGAAGAAATGAAGTTTAGAGAAATATTTGAGGGCAACAAAAGCGCGTATGGTCAGTTAGTTTTATCTGGTGAAACTACAGACAAAGGCAAGGCCATAGGAAAAGCATTTATAAAACGTGAACCAATACCAGAAGACTTTTGGCAAGACCATCTTGATGGTAAAGAACCTGCGTTAGGTGTAATACCTATAAACGAAAATAATGAGTGTCGTTGGGGCTGTGTTGATGTTGATGAATACAAAGGCCTAGACCACAAAAAAATAATGGCTTCCATCAAGTCCCATAAATTCCCATTGGTGACATTTAGATCAAAATCTGGTGGTGCACATCTGTTTTTATTTGCGACAGAATATATACCGGCTGCATTGATGCAGTCAAAATTAAAAATGATGTCAGAAGCATTGGGTTTTGGCGGCAGTGAAATATTTCCAAAACAAACTGAAATATTAGTTGAACGTGGTGATACAGGAAACTTTTTAAACTTACCATATCACGGTGGAATAAGGGGATTGCGCTACACTTTTGATGTAGAAGGCAATGCGGCTAGTTTAGAATCATTCTATTCTATATACGACGAATGGGTACAGACACGAGAACAAATAGAAGCGATAGTTGCTGTAAAAAAAGTTGAAACAAACGAGGCATTTAAGGATGGACCACCTTGTTTAAATAGATTAGCGGACGAGGGTTTTGGTGAAGGGTCACGAAACAACGCATTGTTTAACGTTGCTGTATATCACAAGCAAGCAAACCCGGATACATGGGAAGACAAGGTTATGCAAGACAATCAAAAGTACATGTCGCCACCGCTAGGATTCCAGGAAGTAAAACAACTGATGAACTCGATTGGCAAACGTGGTTACGATAAATACAGATGTAAAGATCAACCAATATGTGGTGTGTGTAACGCTGCAAAATGCAGGACAAAAAAGTTTGGTGTTGGTTTTGAAGAAGAACAGATGCCAGAGTTTGGAACGTTGTCAAAGATATGTTCTAATCCACCGCAATGGTTTTTAGACGTGGACGGTAAACGAGTAGAACTAAAAACAGAACAGCTACACAATCCAAATTTATTTTCTATTGCAGTGTTAGATCAAGCAAACATTGTGTCACCAATACCAAAGGCAAAAGATTGGAGAGAAGTGTACGTCAAACCTTTAATGAATAATTTACAAGAGATAGAACCTCTTGAATCATTGAGTCCAAAAAATCAAATAGTTAATTTATTGTATGACTTTACAGTACACAGAGCTATAGCGCGTACAAAAGATGACATATTAAACAAATCAGCATGGACTGATGAAGGTCACACGTATTTTAGAATGGAAGACTTTTATAGTTTTGCGAAGAGAAACAACTGGGAGTTAGACAAAATAAAAACAGGTAACTTAATACGACAACTGAAAGATATATTTGTCGAGGAGGTTAGAATGACTCTAAAGAACCAAACACCAAGAGTCGTTAAGATTAAAGCAATGAAAACATACAAACCAGATGTGTCTCATGTTACATATCAAGAGAGTCCGTTTTAATGAAAACAATAATACTAGGACCACCAGGTACAGGTAAAACAACTACACTATTAGATTTAGTAGATCAGTTTTTAAAGGCCGGTGTTGATTCCAAAAGAATAGGATATTTTTCTTTTACACGTAAAGCTGCAGAAGAAGCATCAGGCAGAGCCGCAGAGAAGTTTAACTTAGATGTGCAAGAAGATTTGCCTTTTTTTAGAACACTACACTCATTAGCATTTAGAACACTGGGTGTAAAACGTGAGCAGGTTATGCAAACACGTGACTACAAAGACTTTGGATCAAAGGTCGGTATTAATGTACGTTTACAACATGCAAACAACTCTGATTCTGATGGTACATTTACATCTGACAACGAATACCTATCATTGATAAACAAGGCTAGAGTTACAGAGCGCGATGTTATGGATTTGTACGACGATAACAACCACTATCTTGATATTGAACGCGATACATTGTATTTATTAGACCGAGAATTAAAGCGGTATAAGCAAGAGAAAGGAATGATAGATTATGCTGACATGCTGGAAAGATTTGTTGAACAAGATGTATCA